GCAACGCATTGCAGACCCTTCGTTTCGAAGATACGGAGGTCACCGCACTGGACTGCAACACCGACGAGCCGGTGTTCGTCGCCAGCCCCATCGCGAAGAAACTCGCATACGAGAGCGCGAAGGACATGTTGCGCAATCTTGACTCCGATGAAAAGGGTAAGCACATTGTGCCCACCCTTGGAGGAGAACAAGAAATGAGCGTCATCACGCTGCCCGGCCTGATCCACGCCTTGAACAATCGCCGCCCCGGCGCAGTCAAGGACGAGGCCACGCGCAACATGGTCATCCGGTTCCAGCGTTGGGTGAACCACGAACTAGTGCCGACCGTAATGCGCACCGGCAGATACGAGGTGCAGCGTCCGCAACACCTGCTTGAGGCGGCTCACCATGAGCGCATGATGCAAGTCGAACTGTTGAAGGCTTCGCAGGGCATCGTCCACCCGGATTTCCTCGAAGCGAAGACGCGCATCGTGATCGCACGGGAATTGGGGGAACTACCTGAGCTCGACCCGAAGACCCGTCCCCTGTACGCACAGGACTATCTACGGGAGAAGAATCTGAGCGCCAAGCAGCTGCGATCGAAGAGTGGCACATTCGGCAAGAAGCTCAAGGCCGCATATCGAGAGCGAAACGGTCGAGACCCACAACGCGCTGATCTGACACTGCCGAACGGTCACATCATTCAGGTCTACGCCTACACGGAAGAAGATCGCCCCTTGTTTGACCGGGCATGGGATGAGCTCAGTCAGAAAGCGGGTGCGTGATGGCCGGCGCTCTCCCTGAGAAAAATCTTCGTCTATCTCTCACCCACCCTATCGTGTCGGACTCTTACAGACATTCCTTCCCCATGGAATTGGTATGTGATCCGAACGATGAGGCCGACCTGTTCCTGACGGTGTTCAAAGCGAAGGTTCCTATGTTCGACTTGTGGTTCGACCTGACGTATTCCACGTTCGACGGGGTGACCGGTTCGTTCTATCCCGATTGGAGCGAATGGACGTTCGGTGACCTGAAGGAAGCGAAGGACGTATTGCACTCCTATCTGGATTCCATCGATGTTCTCCGCGTTTTTTTTGCGGACTACCTGCGGGTATTCGAGTGGGCGTCGACCGTGGACTGGCGCGGCCTGCTCGCCAAGAAGCGTGGTGAATCATGTCCAAGCAGATAGAAGCACAGGACGGTTGGCCCATTGGCAAGGTGGCGGAATTCCTGAATCTTTCGAAGAGCACTCTTTACATCTGGTCTTGCTACGACCGGTGGGGCGGGAAATACCCGCCGGCCCCGAAGCGTATCGGCCGTCGGCTGGTGTGGGATCCACGCGAGGTCATCGACTACCGAAACAACAAATGCGCCATCACCCGCAAGGAGCTGGTCTACGGCAAGTAAGGGTTCTCCCGGCCTCAATGCCGGGAGAAAAAAGGAAAGCGGTGTCGGCGTTGCACTGTCCAAGGTTCACGCCGGCACCAACATCACCAATCACATTGAAAGGAAAACAAGTGATGTCAGAACACAAGATTACCGGAATCCACGCCATCGGCGTCGAGATCCCGAAGGGAATGTCATTCAAGGAGTTCATGGAGCAGCTGCTTGAGGGAGGAGAGGCTGAGTTGGAGAAGGAGTTGGACGGGGAGACGCGCCAGCCGGAGACCGGCAAGTGCGGTTGTCCGGCATGCGAGCCGGACAAGGACACCGTGGAGGAAAGATTGTTCCATCCGGTCGATCAGTGGCAGCACGCCGTCGATGTGGCCAGTGACGTGCATGACGCTGCAGGTTCGCTCGAACAGTACCTGTTCGACCTGGGTGAGAACCAGTTGGCGTTCGAGGCGTCGATGATCCTCAGCCAGTCGCTGACCCTGCTGCGCGCCATCCAACGCAGGCGCAAGGAGGTTGCGGAATGAGCATCGAAGCATTGCGCAAAAAGAAGCGTATGCGTCGTCCCAAGCCACGGTTCACGGACGGGCAGAAATCGGCCGTGTTGCTGGCTCTCACGTTCTTCGAGGGTTGGCTGGTCGGTTTCGCCGGCACGCACAGCCGCATCCCAAGTCCGGTGGGTACGCCGCAGTGGATGATAACCGGCTCGCTCGCATTGGCGGTCATCCTGCCGCTCATGTTCGTGGGAATCCTGTTGAAGTGGGGTGGCGATGGAACAGCCAAGTGAGTTCACTCTTTGTCTGCCGGGCGACCCGGTGCCGAAGGGGCGTCCCCGCGTCTACAACGGGCACGCGATGACCCCGAAACGCACCGTCAGGGCGGAGGAACGCCTGTTCGCCGAATTCCGGTTGAAATACCCGCAGGCGAAACCATACCAGTGCCCGGTCAGGTTGGAGGCCGAATTCTGGATGAGCCATCGCGGCCGCCCGGATCTCGACAACCTGCTGAAGCTGGTTCTGGACTCCCTGAACGGCGTCGCCTACATGGACGACGCGCAGGTCGTCGAATCCCATGCCACCAAGCGCATGCCCGACCTATGGGTGTACGGGGCCAAAGGCAAATACCGGAAACGCAAGAGCGGCGACCCGTACACGTGTTGCGGGCACGAATACGAACCACATCTCTATATCCGAATCAAGCCGCTCCCCGAATGGGAGCCGAAGGAAAGGAAACAATCATGAGCAAGCCTATCAACGAGCCGCGTATGGTGCAGCAGGCGCTGATAGCGGACGAGGATCTGAGTTTCGAACTGGCGGCCCTGGTGCCGACGGCGAACGGCATCACGAACGCGGCCAGCACATTTATCGACAAAGCCACCAAACTGTTGCTGTCCGACAAGATCATACTCACCGACGAGCAGCATACGGCCGTCACGTCGGCCATCGCCATCGCCCAACTGACCGTCAAGGAAGGCGCGGCCATATCGAAGCTGCTGCGCAACCCGGACGCCTCGGCGGACATCATAGCCGGACTGCGACTCACCTCCAAGGACAAGCAGGATGCCCGATAAACGTCTTTGGATGCCGCGTTGCAGGACATGCGGCCCATTGGGTCCGATAGCCGGCCTGTCCGACGCGATCAGCGCCTGCACCCGGCACGCGAACCAATACCCGAACCATCAGACGGCGTGGTACCCCACCTACGCCCAGGTCACCGTGAAAGGAAAACCAAATGACTGCGAATGACAACAACGTGTTGACTCCGGATTTCAAGGAAATCGAAACCAAAAACCCCGACGAGGGCCTGCGACAGGGCCTGTTCGAGGCGCAGGCGGCGCGCATCGTCGAACTGCAGGCCGAGATTGCCAGCCGACAGGAGGAAATCGACAATCTCAAATCCCTGATTCTCGACTCGCATCCTGTCGGCACCTACCAGGCCGGCAATCTGAAGGTGCAGGTCAAGCCGGGCGCGCGCCGCATCAACGCCGGCACGTTCGAAAAAGCCTACCCGGCCACCAAGTATCCCGGAGCCTACCAGTTGCGGCCGCGGCCGCTCAGCCAGTTGGAGAAGCTGCTGTCGGCGGACGCGGTGGCCGATTACGCGATGAGCGGCAAGCCTATGGTGGTGGTCTCATGAGCGCGGAACTGTCCAGCCTGGGCATCGCCCAGATCGTGGAAAGCGTTATCGCCGACTACGACCTGCGTGACGAGGACGGCAACGAGCTGACCGACGACCTGTACGTCATCCGTTCCGAGCAGCTCGACGAGCTGGGCCTCACCGTCGCCAGACGCATCCACAAGGCCATACGCGAACTGGAGACGCAAGGCAAGACCGGCTTCCCCGTGCATTCGATGGCCTTCGGCAGCATGCCGGTAACCATCGCGAAGGACGGCGACCGCACCTACACGCTGCGCTTCGACAATTCGGACGAGGCGGTGGCCATCACACGGCTCAGCCGGACCGCACTCACGGACATCAAGAAACAGATCAACGAGTTTTTGAAGGAGGTGAAGAACCGTGAGCATGAATGAGGCGGTATTGGCCGTCGCACAAGCCCAGCAGCAGGGTGATGCGATACCAGTGGACATACCGCCCATGACCCAGTCGGCACCCGGCATGGGCAAGCCGCCAGTCACGCCGAAAACACGGGTGGACACGATGGAGGAACCCAGGTTATGGCCGGAGATCCGCCAGCTCATCGAGGACGACATCCAGAACGCTCCACGCGAACTGCAACGTGAGATAGGCCCGAGCGAACTGGGCACGGACTGCGTGCACTGTCTCGCGGCGAAACTGGCGGGCTGGCCGGAGCGACGCTCCCCGGGCTGGCTGCCGTTCATCGGCACATGCGTGCACGCGCATTTCGAGACCATGTTCCGAGAGCTGAACGGGGAGCCGGCGGCCCAGTTCCCGTACACGAGAGCGAGGACAACGTGCACTGTCTCGCGGAACGGTGGCGCAGCGAATATCGCGTCACTGTAGGCCGATTGCAGGGCCTGCACGGCGGCTATGACGTCACCGGTTCGATCGACCTCTGGGATCGCAAAACCCATAGCACCATCGATTGGAAGATCGTCGGCAACACCACGGTCACGAAGGTCAAGGCGCACGGCCCCAGCCAGCAGTATCGGGTGCAGGCCTCGCTCTACGGCATGGGACTGCAGAACGAGGGCGAGCGGGTGGAACGCAACTGCATCTACTTCCTGCCCCGCAACAAGACCTCGTTGGGTGACGCATTGCCATGGGAGACCAGGTTCGGCCCGGAGCCCGGCAGATGGGCGTTGGCCCGAGCCCAACTGCTCGTCAACCTCATGGACATCATCGAACAGGCGGACGGCGCGGAGGTGCGCGACAGCTGGATAAAGCAACTGCCCGCGGCGGGCCCCGACAAGTGCTTCTCATGCAAGGGGCGCGTGTGGCCGGATATGAGCGCGCTTCCCGAGTTCGACGAGAAGCCGTGGCCGGACGTGCCCGACAAATGGCTCCAACTCATCCCCCTAATCGAATCCGAATACCAGTTCACCGAATAACGAAAGGAAACACAATGTTCGGTCAACAATCACAGCAACAGTACGGCTATCCCCAGCAAGGGTATCCACAGCAGGGCTACCCGCAGGGGTATGGTCAGCCGCCGGCACGCCCGGCCGTGTCCATGACCCCGGAGCAGATGCTTGCCAGCATCGAATCGCAAAACAGCAAGAGCGCGAAGTTCGAACAGCCCGGCACATCGATCAGCGGAATCATCGAGAACGTGACCGCCAACCAGATCCGTGATTTCAAATCCCGCCAGCCGAAGTTCTTCGATGACGGCCAACCGCAGATGCAGGTGCTCGTCACCATCAACACCGGCATCACCGACCCGATGGTGGAGGATGATGACGGACGTCGCACCGTGTACATCAAGGGTTTCGGCCTCCAGCGCCGCGCATGGCTTCAGGCCCTGCACAACGCCGGACTGAGGAAGGCCGCCGAAGTAAGGCCGGGCGACCGTTTCACTGCCACGTTCACCGGCTTCGGCGAAGCAAAACCCGGCATGAACGCGCCGAAACTGTTCGAATACGTGATCGAACACCAGTCGCCGGCCGACCTCGCCATGAACCAACCCCAGCAGCCCGGCATGCAGCAAGCCCAGCCGGCATACCCGCAGCAGCAGTACGCGCCCCAGCAGCCCATGCAGGCCCCGAATCAGGGATATGCGCCGGCTCCGGTCGACCCATGGAACCCGCCGACGCAGCAGCAGCCGCAGCAACCCGCCCAGCCGGTACAGCTCGGCCAGCCACAGCAGCAGGCTGATCCGATGAAGGTCAACCAGTTGAAGGCCGTGGGCAAAAGCCCGCAGGAGATAGCCGCATTGTTGGGCGTGCCGGTCGAAGCGGTCACCGCCGTCACCGACCAGGCGCAACCCCAATACCACGGGGGTTCCGAACAGATGCCGGAAACCGGTGAATTCTGATGGACGAACTGCTGAAACACCTGCAGAACCAGTGGCTCGAGCTGATGAAAGACATGGATTCCCTCGCCTCCGATCAGGACGGTTTCCGTGACGTCGACTCGGAAAGCCTCCAGCTCATGAGCGTGAGACTCGTGCTCCTGGGCTGACACAAGAGCAAGGATTCCGACAAGGACTGAGTCCAGTCCCGACCGCCGTAGCCGTATCCAAGCGGCCGGCACGTATGCAAAGGCGTGCACGGCACCACACATATTCACATCACATCAAAGGAGTTTCAAGGATGACCGACATCTACGGATACGCGGCAGCCGCGCCACTGTACCGTGCGGCGGGCTGGATGCAGGTCATCCCCCTGCCGGAAGGCCGCAAGACCCCACCACCCAGCGGTTTCACTGGACGCAGCCGCAAACCCGTCACCGACGAACAAGTACAGGTCTGGTCGCAGGCGACCCCGGACGCGAACACGGGAATCGTCATCCCCGAAGGCGTATTGGTGTTGGACATCGACGCCGCACAAGGCCATCAGGTCAAGGCGGACGGGGCGAAAGGCATCAGCGAACTCAGCCAGGAGCTGGGAGCATTGCCGGCCACGTGGAGCAGCACGGCGCACGGCATCGATTCGCCGGCACGCCACCTGTTCTACAAGGTGCCCGAGGGATTGGCGTGGAAGGGCGGCGCCATCGAGGGGGTCGACATCCTGCAGCCCGGCCACCGGTATTCCGTGGTCTGGCCGTCGATCCACCCGAGCGGCGAAATGTACTGCTGGTACACGCCAAGCGGCGCATTCTCCGGCACGCTCCCCCATATCGGCGACTTGGCGACACTGCCATGGAAGTGGGTGGACTACCTGCGCAAACTCGACAGAGTGTCGAATTCGACCACTTTAACTCCCTCGTATTCAAGGGAATACGACGACCGCATGTGCAAGGCGGTCAACACGTTCCTCAACAAGACGCTCGCCAACCCGGCAAGCAAAGGCTCAAGGCATGACACCACGCTGCAGGCCGTCTGGGCGTTGGTTAACTTCGCGCAGGAGGGACACCGGGGGGCTCTCGACGCCATCAACCAATTGAAGCCACGGTTCATCGCCGAGGTGGCCCCCGACCGTCAAGGCAAGGAGCGTGAGGCGGCACGCGAATGGGCCAGCATTCTCAGTGGCGCGATGGAGAAGGTCAACGGCGTGCAATCGCATGTGGATCCGTGCGAGCAGTCGAAAATCGAACGCATGACGCCCGGCGAGTTCGACGAACTCACCCAAAACGCGGCTGCGAGTCAAATGGAGGAAAGTCACCCGGAAGCAGTTCAAAACACTGGAACAATGCCGGTTCAAGCCGGTTCAACACCCGTCGCGCCGGTTCAAAACAGTTCAATGGAAAGTCACGAGGCAAGTAAAAACGCCTCCTCCAGCTGGCAGTTCGAAGACCTCACCCAGCTCGCTTCCGGCATTGAACTGCCGCCCACGCCAACCGTGTTCCAACGCGAGGACGGCCAAGGACTCTTCTACCGTGGCGCGGTCAACGACCTGCACGGCGAACCCGGCTGCGGCAAAAGCATGATCGCCCAAATCGCCACCGCGCAGGAATTGAAGGCAGACCGTGACGTCATCTACATCGACTACGAGGATTCCGCACGCAACGTGGTCAAACGCCTCCTGCTGCTCGGCGTATCCGGCGAACAGATCATCGGTCACCTGCACTACGTGCGCCCGTCCGCGAAGCCCAGCAGCCCCACCAGCCTCGGCGGCTGGCGCGAAACCCTCGACTACGCCGATACCGCCACGCTCGCCATCATCGACGGCGTCACCAGCTGCCTCGCCTACGCGGGCCTCGACAGCAACAGCGGCGACGACATCGCAGCCTGGTACAACACCATGCCCCGACTCATCTCGGCATGCGGGCCAGCGGTCGTACTCATCGACCACGTCGTCAAAAGCAAGGACAACCGGGGCCGCTACGCCGGCGGCAGCATGCAGAAACTCGCACTCATCGACGGCATCAGCTACTCGGTGGACATGACCAAACCAGTCGGCAAGGGCGTGCGCGGCACCATCGTCATCAAATCAGGCAAGGACCGCATCAGCGAGATCGAGGAGCATTGCGCCGTCAGCTGGAGCAGCAACGGCAGCCACCTGCGCGAAGCCGCACGCATCGAAATCAACAGCACGGATCCGAAACTCATGCGCGTCACCATCGCACGCCCCAACATGATGCCCAGCGATGAAACCACGCGACAGCGCGGCCTCGAACGACCCACCGGGCTCATGGAGAAGATCAGCCGGATCGTCGAGAACGCGCCCGAGGAGCCGAACCAGACCGAGATCATCGAACTGCTGAAGGACGACGGGTCAAGCGCCCGGAAGACCACCGTGCTCACCGCCATCAACCGGCTGCTCGAGGGCGAGTGGATCAGCAACCGCTCCGGACGCAACAACCGGAACATCTACGCCAGCGTCAGACCATACCGGCAGATGGACGACCCGAAATCGGACGCTTTCGTGGATCGGATGAGCAGGGAGGAGGCGAGCGAATTGGATAAGGAAAACCATCTCGAAATCTAGTTGTTCCCGTTGTTCCCAGTTGTTCCGAGTTGTTCCCGGAACAACTGGAGTAGCGATGTCCAGCTGTTCCCAGCACTCCCCACCCACACTACGTGTGTGGGTGGGTGCGGGAACAACTGCGACTCGGCCCTCCGGAACAGCAAAAAAAGCACGTCAACGACACTAGTTGTTCCCAATCAAGAAAACGTCAGAAAGGAGACCGGAAGATGGCACTCACATTCAGGGAGCAGATCGAAGCGACCGCATGGGAGCTTGGCAATGGAGAGGGAACCACGCCCGAGCTTCGAAAGCGCTTCGATGCGGATTCTGAGACCCCGAACTTCGATCCGACCAAGGCGTTGGAGATGCTGCACATACTCCAGCTCATCAACTACAAGCAAGCCGGCAAGGGACGCGGACGCGCCCGCTGCCACTATCTGAAGAAACCCGAATACGGACTACTCAACCTCAATGAGCCGAAACCAGCTCCCAAGGACGAGCGGGAGCGGGAAAACCGCATCCAATGGGCCAAGGACTTCCGCGTCATCGCCGACTGGCTCGACGCGAACTGTTACACGACTGAAAGCGGGGAAGCATGAAAGAATCCGTCACCATCCAATACCGCTGTGAGGATGCTGACACCAATCTGGTCGAAACCATCCCAATCGCCTCCATCGGCATCGACCAGTGGAGTCAAGGCCATCCCGTCCTGTTCAACCTTGACCGGAGAGGACATCACGGCCGCCGTATGCTCAGCGTACTCATCACCGCCTGCGAAGCGGTGCTGCATGAAATCCAGGACATCAAATGGGAGGACTGACCCATGGCCGGACCGATTGACGTGATTCAACGGGCGCTCAGCGCACTGGCCTCAGCGGGATTGGGCAGCGAGTCGCCGGCAGAGGCGTATGTGCTCGGCTACCAGGCCGGCTGGCGGGAAGCGCTCGACCTGTGCATACGAATCGAAACGGCAATCAACAACGAAACGGAGGAAACGAATGAGCATCATCAGCAGTGAAATCGAGGCACAGAAGCAGCGTGACCCGTCGTACATCGACAGTGACCTGCAGTGGGCGTGGGGACGAGGATACAAGGCCGGAGCGTCACGCGGAATCACCGAAGAGGAGATTGCCGCCGCCATGGCCGAAACCCGAAAGTTCATCACGCTCCCCGGCGCGTGGATGGAGAACATCATCAGAATCGCGTTCGACGCGGCAAGAAGAAAGGCAATGGAGGAGTGAGCAGGCCACGCGCCCGTGAACGCAAACCATCCTGGCTTCGCGCGTTCGTTCCGAAATCGAGCCCCCTTGTGGTCACTGTCTGCGAGGGGTGCGGCCTGTACGTCATCGAGGATCGGGAAACCGTGTGGGAGTCGTGGGATTACGGGTGTGTGGCGGGTGACGACCTGACCGTGGCGATAATCCTCGGCCGGCCGTTGACCCGCGTCACGTGGCTTCCCTCCGTCGGCCACCCGCTGCTCCGTAGCACCTGCGGAGATGCAGGCATCAGACCGGACGGCCAGTATCTGGCCATGCACATGTGTCATCTCGCCCGGATAAGCGTCAAACCGTTCAAACCGCCGAAACGGGAACGCCCGCCAGGCAAGCCATGGGGCGGGCCGAAACTGTCGAAGCAGGAGATAGCCGAATTCAAACGCATATGGAATATGCCATACAGCCGGCTCAAATACGAGAAAGCCCCAACCATGGTCGGCCAGGGCGATGAGAAGCAAACATTATTCTAGCCGACCAGCCGGAAGGGGCCAACGTGAACTGCCAGAACTGCAAAACGATAACCGAAGGGGGATATTCACTGTGCGAGACGTGCGAACTGCGTTTCGCCGGCACGCTCCTGCGACTGGCGCGCGACGTCACGCCGTTGCATGACTCGTTGGACGCGACCCTGCATCCGGGAGGGCATTCGCCCGTGCGAATCCAGACCGCCACTCCCCCGACTCCAATCAGGCTCGACGTGCTCGACCTGATCGACATGCTCGACGCCACGGCCCGTGAACTATGGCGTTGCCTCGACGGCATCGACGCCTTGGACTGGCGCAAAGACAAACGCAACGAGGATCTGAAGGCCACGCTCATCGCATGCGCAGGCCACCCCAGGCTCGCCACGTTCGCGGACGCGGGCTTCTACATGCACGTCGTTGACGGCATCGCCCGCAAAGTCGATGCTGCGCTGGACCCGCCGGAGCAACGCCGCGAGATAGGAACCTGCGAACTATGCGAGACCATGCTCACCGCTGGGGCAGCAGACCAGTGGGTGACATGCCCGGTCTGCGGGAGGGAACAGCGAGCGCAGACGGTTAAACTGCGTAGGCTCAAGACGTTGTGTTGGGATGATTCCAGGCGCGGGTCTGCGGCTGAGATAGCCAAGGCGTTCACGGACGCGGGAATCACCGTCAAAAGGCATACGCTCACCGTGTGGAAATCCCGAGGCAAGCTTGATGTCACGCCCCAAGGCATTTCATACAGCAGCGTCTACCGGCTCGTCATCAGTGGCGGACTTGACAAAGAGCTAACTGTGACCGCATAATGTCAGTGGATTAGTGTCGAAAAACCCAGCTCATGTGGCTGGGTTTTCGCGTATCTATGCTTTGTTTTTGCGTGGTCTCCCCCCTCCGACACCACGTCCCGGACGTTGAGCGTTCCATTCATCGATGGTCTCAGGCAGCCAGCCCCGAGTGCGGCCTATGGTCGCGTCGGGTTCGGGGAGTTTGAGGTTGAGCAGGCCGCCGCTGGTGATGCCGAGGCGTTCGGCGACCTGTTTGACGCCGAGGTATTCAGTCGTCATTGTTGCCTTCCTTGCCGTTGATGATTCCGGCCGCAAGGCCCATGATTCCGGCCGCGAGACCGAAGCCGCCAGATACTATCGGGCTGTCGGATAGCGCTCCGCCCAAAGCCATGGCTCCGAACGTCAGGGCCACGATTCCGAAAATCAGTGATGTTCTCATGATGTGTTTCCGATGAGATAGGATTGGCGGGGAGGTTCCGGCTAGTAGGGTTAGCCGGAACCTGTTTTACTTCTTGTGCTTCGGTCTTCGTCTGATTGCGATGATTATGGCTATCGCGGCGAGGACGTTGGCGATGATGCCGTTGATGACATCGAACCAATCCTTTGGATTCATCGGACCTCCTTTCTGCTGACATATCTATAGTAACACAATAACTATAGATATGCAAGCCGGGGACACCAAGACACGCCAACGGACACAATGACTGCGAGGCACACATGAGCTGGCGAGTCTGCTCGACACCCGGATGTCCGAACCTCATCGAGACACCGGCACGCAAATGCGACGCCTGCACCCGAGCCCAACGGGACCGCACCCGTACCCGTGGACGCAACCCATACAACACCAAGGGACATCAATCGTTTCGCAGGCAGGTGCTCGCACGAGACCCATACTGCACATGCCCCGGCAACCCCGAGCATGGAGGCTGCGGCAAACACAAAGGGCTCTGCGGCAATCCAAGCACAATCGCGGATCATTATCCATACGAGCGAATCGAACTCATAGACATGCGACTCAACCCCAACGACCCGAAGTTCGGACGAGGCCTATGCAAACAATGCCACGACGTGAAAACCGGCAGAACAAGACCAGCAGGCTTCAATACCAAACAGTAAAAAAACGACCGGCAACACCCAGGGGGGTGGGGTATCGACCACCCCTGCCTGACCGCCGGTGAGCTGTCTGTCGGGTGCGCAGGGTTCAAACATCGCTGGCGGACCGCCGCGAGGGCGGTCTCGTCGATCTGTCGCTAGGGCGCAAGGCCATGACGAGAGGTGAACATCATGCCAAGTGGAGGCAAACGAGTACGCTCCGGGCCGGCCAAGGACCCGAACAGCGAGAAGAGCCGCAGACTCGGATACACATTGCAGAGCCTGCCGAACACCGAGTGCCGGATGAAGCCGCCGGAATGGCCCTTGGAGCCCGCCGATGACGAGCGCGTCCGCAAACTTGAGGCGGAGAAGTGGAAGTGGCTGTGGAAGCTGCCTCAGGCACGCGCCTGGCATCTGCCCCAGTTCAAGTGGATGATTCACGAACTGGCGTTGTACGCGCGGCTTTCCACCGCATGCGAGATCGCGCCGGCACCCACGGCGTTGACCGTGCTGCTGCGCATCTCCGACCGCGTCGGCATGAGCGCCGCCGGATTGCAGGCATTAGGCTGGAAAATCGAAGCGGAGGCCGAGCGGAAGCCAGTCGATTCGGAGTTCACGCGCCGCAGGGCCAAGGAGCTGAACCAGGAATCAGCCGCCGAACGCTCTCCCATGGACGAGACGAAGCATGTGTACCAGCGTCGGATGAGCGGCAATGGCTGACGAGGATTCATGGCTCATCGACTTCCCCACGTTGGGGCATCTGGTGTGCGCATGGATCGAACGTCACTGCCGGCAGCCTGACGGCCCGTTGCGAGGCCGTCCAGTGGTGCTGTCCGACTGGCAGTACTGGCTGGCGGCGAACCGTTGGCGCATCCGCGAGGACGCCCCATATGTGCCGCCCGAGGAAGTCACCGTCGACAACCCGATGGTACTCAACCAGGCATTCGAATACCGCATGACGCTGACCGTCGGACCGCAGAAATGGGGCAAGGGGCCATGCACGGCGTTCTTCACCGCCGCCGAGGGCTGCGGGCCCACCATCTTCGATGGCTGGGCGCGAGAAGGCGACATGTACCGTTGCGCCGACAACGGTTGTCCGTGCGGCTGGGAGTGGCCGTACAATCCGGGCGAGCCGAAAGGCCGTCGACATCCGTCGCCGCTCATCCAGCTGACCGCCAACTCCGAGGAACAGGTACGCAACATCTACCGTCCTCTCGTGGCGACGATCCTGCTGGGCCCGCTCAAGGAGCTCATGCGCGTGAGGGACACCTTCATCCGCATATTGCAGCCGGGGCGCGAAGGCGAGGCCGACGCCTTGGACTTGGATCGCATCGACGTGGTCACCGCCTCGGCGAAATCCCGTCTGGGCAATCCGATCACGGACGCCGAACAGGACGAGGCCGGCCTGTACACGAAATCGAACGGCATGATAGCGGTCGCCACCACGCAGCGCCGAGGAGCCGCCGGCATGGGCGGCCGCACACATGCGTGGACGAACGCATGGGATCCGGGCGAGGACAGTTACGCGCAGCAGGTGTTCGAGAACGCCGAGGACGACGTGTTCGTGTTCTACCGGAACCCCGATCTCGCGAAATCATTGCGTCACCGCGACGGCCGGCCGTTGGACTTCAATCTGAAATCCGAACGCTTGAAGATGCTCGAATACGTGTATCGCGGCTCCCCGTGGGTCGACCTTAATTCCATCGAATCGGAAGCCAAGGCGCTGATGAAGACCGACCCTACCCAAGCGGAACGGTTCTTCGGGAACCGTCTGGTGCAGGGCGGCGGCGCATGGCTCGAAGACGGACTGTGGGAGAGCTGCTATGCCGGCGCATGAATTCTGGTTGCCGAACCCGCCAAAAGGCACGCGCGTATGCGCGGGCTTCGACGGTTCGGAGAACGACGACTGGACATGCATCAAGATGGAGACCCTCGACGGGCTGATATTCACTCCCCGATACGGGCCCGACCGGCGTGCGACCATCTGGAACCCGAAACAATGGGGCGGGCGCATCCCCCGCGCCGAGGTATCCGCAGCATGGGCGGAACTCAACGAACGCTACAAAATCGAACGTGCCTACTGCGATCCCGGCTTCCGCGACGAACTGTCATGGGAATCGGAGATAGAAGCATGGGATCGCGCCTACGGGCCGAAGAAATTCATGCCATGGAGCATGTCGGGCAGCTCCCGCATCGGAGCCGTCTACGAGGCATTGCGCCGATTCGAAGCCGACCTGACCACACATCGCATCACACAGGACGGCTGCCCAGTCACCCGCACCCACATGATGAACGCGCGAAAGGTCGCCAAGACCCTGGAACGCTACGGGCTGGCGAAACCCCAGCAGAACAGGAAGATAGACGCCGCCGTGACCAGCGTGCTCGCCCACGAAGCCGCATGCGACGCACGAGCCGCCGGCTGGGGCGCTCGCAAACACAATTACATGCTTACCGGATCATCGACCAGAAGGAGGTACTGATGGACTACAGCCAGCAGGAACTGTCCTCATTGGCGAACCGACTGGCCGATAAGATCCAGTTCCGTCGACCCAGCATCGGCACCCACACCGATTACGTCTTGGGCAAACGCGGCAAGCTCAAGTTCGCGTCCAAGGAATTCAAGCGCTACATGAGCGACCGGTTCTCCGACTTCTCCGACAACTGGTGCCTCCCCGTGGCGCAGGCCCCAGTGGAACGCATCAAGTTCAAGGGCTTCGTCCCTTATGATGACGTGAAGCTCGGCACCGGCATCATGAAATGCCTCGACCGCAACGACTTCGAACGCGGACTTCAGGAAGCCGCGCTGATGATGACCACCACGGGCCGCGCGTTCGCCTTGGTCACGCAGGTCGACGGCAGGGCCCGCATCACGTTCGAGCACCCGGACAGCGCCGCAGTCATCTACGATGCGCGCACCGGCCAGCCGTCAGCCGGGTTCCTCATCCAGCAGGGCGACGACAAGGAGTACGGCACTCTCATGCTGCCCGGCTGGACGGTCAGCATGGAACGCAAGAAGATGCTCGGTCTGACCGACCAGCGCGTGCCGCCCGACGTGTACGGCTGGAAGATGAATGACCCTCAGCCCACCGGTCTGGACACGATTCCCCTGCGCGAGTTCCGCAACCAGATGCTATTGGACAATGCGCCGATCAGCGACATCGCGCACGTCGAATCGATGCAGGACACGGTCAACGTCGTATGGGCCTACCTGCTCAACGCTCTCGATTATGCGTCGCTGCCCGCTCGTGTGATCCTCGGCGGAGACCCGCTCGTCGAGCCCGTCTACAACGAGGAGGGACAGCAGGTCGGCGAAAAGCCCATCGAACTCGACAAGCAGGTGCTGGAGCGCATCTACCAGTTCACCGGCGACAACGTGAACCTGGGCGAATGGTCAAGCTCGAACCTGAACGTGTTCATCCCGGTCATCGAGAAGGCCGTGGAACATATCGCCGCCGAAACACGCACCCCCGGCCATTACCTGCTGACAAACGCGGAGGTTCCCGCCACAGGCTACGAGGTCGCCGAAGCCGGCCTCGTATCCAAGACCATCGAACGCATCAGCTTCCTGAAATCCCCCATCCGCGACATCTGCAGCATCGCCATGCGCTACGAAAACGACACGGACGAGGCGGACATCATCGCCGACTCCAAGGTGCAGTTCGCGACCCCGCAGTATCGCAGCGAAACCCTGATGGCGGACGCGATGCTCAAATACAAGCAGCTCGGCTTCCCGATCCAATGGGTCGCGGAGCAGATGGGCCAAAGCTCGGACGAGGTGCAGCGCATCATGCGCATGCGCGCCGACGAGATGGCCGACCCCGAACTCGAATCGTTGAACCGTGCCCTGCAGATCGGAGGCGCTGATGGCGGTCGAATCTCAGGTGCTGGCCTACAGTCAGAAACGGCTGGCGACCTTGGAGCTGGCGGCGGACAGAGCCGCACGCAGAACATGGAATAGGGTCGACGCCAATAACATCCAGGCGTCGTGGAAGTCGATAAGCCGCGACTTCCTCACCCTGTTCTCCACCATCCAAACCAAGTCGGCGGAGACAGCCATCGACGCGAGCGGCATGATGCTCGCCGAACAGGGCGTGTACGTCACTCCCCATGCTTTGGCTAACCCGAACGCATTCGCAGGCTGGGCTCCGTCCGGCCTCGACATCGCCTCCTACTTCCAATCCCCAGTGTTCGCCGCCCTGCACGCGATACGCACCGGCAGCTCCCCGTTGGAGGCATTGGAATATGGGCGCAACCTGCTGGTCATGCTTACCTCTCTGGCGGTCATGGACACCGCCCGCCAGGCGGAATCACTGGACATCACCAGCCGTCCCAAGGTCGGCTACGTGCGTGTCGAGTCCGCCACCTGCTGCGACAGGTGCATGATATTGGCCGGCAAATGGTTCCGCTTCAACGAGGGGTTCCTGCGCCACCCGCACTGCCACGGCCGCCACGTGCCCTGCAGCCAGGGCATGGCCAAACAACAGGGGTGGATCAGCGACCCCATGGAGGGTTTCAAAAGCCTCTCCCGTGAGGAGCAGGACAAGCGCTTCGGCGCGAATTACGCGCAGGCCATCCGCGATGGCGCCGACATCTACCAGGTCGTCAACTCGAAACGCGGCATGCGGAAGGTGGGCAAAGGCTATACGGCGCTGACCACCAGCGAGGGCACCACACGATACGGGTGGGCCAGCATGCAATACGCGCAACAGTCCGGCCGGAGGATGAAACGCCGCCTGTCCATCGACGGCATCTACTCGCTGACCGGAGGCGACCGGGAGAAGACCATAGCCGCGTTGAAGGCCAACGGATATTTCGTGGACAACGACTGGCGCGGCAAGGTGCCCGAGATCCGCAAAAGCATGTGGCTGCACGACAACACGTACCGGCAGGGGCGCGTCGAACTATTGACCGCCGCCGAGAAGCGCGTTCAGACCGCGAAGCTCCGCTACGAGGCCGTATTGGAGGGCCGCAACCCCAACGATGGCCGCATGCCCCTCACCCCCGAAATCGCCGCCCAATGCGAACGCGAATACCGCCGATGGGTCACCTCCGGCGGACAGATTTTCCAGCAATGATCCAGCGAATCGAAAGGAAGAACATGGATCCCGCAAACCAGAACCAGCAGACAGGCGACAACAAGTCCAAGAAGCCGGAGAACACCGGCGGCGAGGATTGGCAGTCGAAGTTCGAAGGACAGCGGAAAGTCAACCGCGACCTCGAAAAGAAACTGAACGAAGCCTACGCCAAGGCCGACAAGGTCGACGAACTCGAAAAACAGATCGCCGCCCTGCAGGGCAAGGAGGCCGAATACGAGGCCGCCCGGAAGGAACAGGCCGTCAAGGACGAGGCCCTTGCCGCCGCCAACCAGCGCATCCTCAAGGCCGAAGTCCGCGCCGCAGCCAGCGGCAAGCTCACCGACCCGGCCGACGCCCTGCGCTACCTCGACCTGTCCAAGTTCACCGTCACGGCTGACGGCGGCGTGGACAGCCAGGCCATCGCCAATTCGATCGGCGAACTGCTGGAACAGAAACCTTATCTCGGGAAAGCCGAGCAAGCACCCTCGGGTGCGAACATCACGCCGCCCAGCGGAACACGGGACGGCGACCGCCATCAGGGTCAGCTCACCCGAGACGACCTGAAAACCATGAGCCCCGCAGAAATCGTCAAAGCCCAACAGGACGGGCGACTGAAGGACCTGCTCGGAGCCAACTAACGGAAGGAGGCCTTAAATGGCCATCACCAATTTCATTCCCGAACTGTGGAGCGCCAACATCCTGCTGGAACTCCAGAAGAACCTCGTCTACGGTTCCGCAGTGAACCGCGACTACGAGGGCGACATCGCCAACTACGGCGACACCGTGCACATCACCGGCATCGCGCACATCAGCATCGGCGACTACACGGCCCACACCGACATCACCATCGAACCGGCCACCGACAAGGACGCCGGCGAACTCGTCATCAACCAGAGCAAGTACTTCGCGTTCGAAATCGACGACGTGGAGAAGCGCCAGGCCATGAACAACCTGACCGCCGCATATTCCCGGGACGCCGCCTACAAGCTGCGCGACCTGACCGACCAGTACCTGGCCGGTCTGATGGCAGCAGGCGCGAAGAGCAAGCTCGACCCGATTTCCGGCGCCACCGCCACCAAGGCGTACGACACCATCGTGGATCTGGCCACCGCATTGGACAAGCAGAACGTGTCAGACGCGGGCCGTTGGGTCATCGTCACCCCGGACTTCTACGGTCTGCTGCGCAAGGACAGCCGTTTCGTCGCTGGCGCCGAGTCCGCTCATTCCACGCTGCTCAACGGCGTGGTCGGTGAGGCCGCGGGCATGACCATCCTCAAGTCCAACAACGCTCCCGCAGCCAAGGGCGGCTCTGCCTCGGCTCAGACCGATGAGGGCAACGTCATCATCGCCGGCACCAACGCGGCCACCACGTTCGCGGAGCAGATCGCCAAGGTCGAGGCCACCCGCAAGGAGAAGGGCTTCGACGACATCGTCAAGGGGCTGCACCTGTACGGCGCGAAGGTCGTGCGCCCCGAAGCGCTGGCCACCGTACACTTCAAGGTGGGCAAGTGATGGCCGGCAGCTATGAGGCCATGCCCTACGTGGGCGAAGCCGAATAACCGCATAAGGGGGG